GCTGTATTGCATACGTCGCAAATGCAGACGATACCACAGGCATCGATGCCGGTCATTTCGTCATCGTCAATGACAACGCAGTTGGCGGGACTGTTTCAGTCCTGGTAGACTCGTCAAGCACTTATGCGGTGGGTATTGCACTGGACGACATTGCAGGGGGCGGAACTGGCAGAATAATGATCCAGCCACAGTATGTGAGCAAGGCAGCAAGCTGAGGTCTAAACAATGTCAAATCTTTCAACATATCTGAAAATCGCTCATGCAGGGCCGTCTGAACGGAAAGACATCATAGAGCGTGCAATTCCACGAGAACTCGGAACCTATGACGGAGATGGCAAGATCGTCTCTGTCCGTGAACTCCTGCTGACTGAAGCCATTGAGTCAACGACCCTCATACAGAACGAAATGTACAATACGGTCATGGAGGGGGCTGAACCTCAGAAGTGTTTCAGGCAGGCTGTGCAGATGCTGCGTACCAACAGCAACACCCTCCGGGTGCCGTACGGGTCATCCGGGACATATGCCGGTGAGGTGGCAGAGGGCGCAGAGGTACCGATTGGTCAGCAGGATTACGCATATCGTGATTTCACTATTAAGAAATACGGCACCAGACCGCTCATCACCCGTGAGCTCATCGACGACGGGCTGTTCGATGCCGTCGCTATGGAGGTGCGGAAGGCAGGGGCGTCTGTTGAGAACCGTCTCAACCAGCTTGTGCTGACCTGTCTGCTCGACAATGCAGGGAACGAACACGACACCGGCGGCAGCAACCAGGGCATCAAGGCAATTGCATCAGCTGTAGGTCTGGTCAAAGAGGACGGGTATATTCCTGACACCATTGTTCTCTGTCCTCAGGCAGAGGCCCTGACTCTGAAAGAGTTTGTGCCGACCGGGTACGTCGGTGCAGATGCTGCAATGGCTGGCCGTCTCCCGTCCCTGATGGGGCTTCGTGCATTCACCTGTGGCGTGACTGATGACTCAAGCACCTACACCTGGCAGTATGATTCTGACGGCGATATCGGTATGCTCGTCTATGACAGCCGGAACGCTGGAGGCATTGCCATGAGGCGGGATCTTACCGTCAGCCGGTATGAGGATCCGATCCGCGACCTTGTGGGCTGCACAGTTACTGCACGGTTTGGGGTAAACTATCTTGCAGCGAATGCAATCTGCCGGGTAGAGTACTAACCATGCTGAGCTCTGCCAACGTCCAGACAAAAACGCAGATCGACGAGGCAAACAGAGACGCAAGTCTCGAGGCCGGCAACGTCTGCAACCCCTTGACGTGGCGGGCGTTTACGTCTCCGGCTGACCCGGAGACAGAGCGGAAATACTACGACATACGGGGGGGTCGGTAAATGGCATACACTACCTATGCAGAGGTCCTGGCAATCACCGGGACTGCTCTGCCTCAGGCAACCGTCGAGGCGATCATCACCTTGTCGGATCTGGAGGTAGACTCTGTCTGTGCCCGTGCCGGGATCACGGCCAGTGCAACAGACCCGGCCGTCAGAACGGCTGGGGTCAATCTGGCAGTCGCTGCAGTCCTGACCCGGTACCGGATGGACGGGACGAAGGAGAGCTCAACGCTTGAGTGGCAGGACAAAACAAACGTAGATGCTGCCATTGCTACATACCGAAAACAGGCGTATGAGGCGCTTGAGTCCTACACGAATCAGAACAAATCAGCGTTCTATTGCGAGGTTGCGAACCTGTGACGCTCCCGGCTGCTCTCCTGGTCCATACGGCAACCCTCGAAACCTGTGAGGCGTTCGGAGAGGTTGACGCCTGGAACGTGGCAGACCCTACCTACACGCTGGTGCCTATCCGGTGCCGGTTTGGAAAGGCACGGGCAACAATGAGCCAGTCGGATGCCGGGGCACAGGTTGACCGGAAAACGGTCTGTATCGTGCCGGCTGAAACCGAGGCACACCATGGCAGGCATATCATCGGGACCGAACCACCATACAATCGCAAATACAGGATCTCGGCAGTCGACCCTGCTATGATTGCAAACCGGGTGTCTCATATGGTGCTTACTCTGGAGGCAGTCGGTGTCTGACGACATACGGATCGAGGGGCTTGACGAACTCACAAAACGTCTGAAAGAGCTTGGAATAGAATACAAGCGGTATTATTCTGACGTGGGCGAAAAAGCCATGCTCCCAGTCGAGGCTGCAGCGAAAGAGAAGTGCCCGGTCGATCTTGGTCATCTCCGTGGCAGTATCTCTACCAAAACTGAGGAGGTTGCTGGCGGAGTAAATGTCATTGTTGGTACTAATCTCAAATATGCTGCCTATGTCGAGTTCGGGACCGGGATCCATGCAGAGAACGGCCAGGGACGAAAAACTCCATGGCGGTGGCCGGTTGAGTCACAGAAGTGGCAAAACATATTCTTTGGGTCAAAACTCAGGCAGGGGGCGTATGGTCCTATTCGTATGTCTCCGTTATGGTATGGGTCTCATCCACACCCGTTTTTGAGGCCGGCATGGGACGAGAACCGAAACCAGGTGTTTGACCGGGTGAGAACAGAGATCGCTGCAGCACTCAGGCAGGTGACTCAATGATCACCGCTATGGTCCGCGACCGTCTGGCTGCATCTCCTACCATTACCGCCCTGGTGGGGGCCAGGGTGTACGTCGACGGGCTACCAACAACCCCAGACCTCCCGGCAATTTCAGTACATCCGGTTTCTCGGGTGCCTGACGCTGAAGTTGGCAAGGGGTATGTTTCACGGGTGCAGATTTCGTGTTGGTCAAATCCCCCGGTATCTGGCGGAGTCAGATCACCAGGAGAAGTGGAAACCGTTGCAGCGGCGGTGATCGCTGTTATGCACAAACCCCGGGTGAACATGGTGCCCGAACGGTGGACCCTCGGGTCGGTGTCGTATGACATCACTACCCGGCAGGTCACGGGAGGAGTCCGGCGGATCGAGGATCCGATGGGCTGGTATCATGTGCCGGTTGACGTGCAGATCATTTACAGGGAAATATAATGGCAGACGTAGTAGCGGCTGACGTGCCAAAAGGCACTGAGGTCAAATGGTATGGTGGCGGTGTCGTTGCTCAGGAGACCGTGACCGTTTCAGTAGGTCAGGAAAGTGCAAATTATATTGCATTGACCAAACTGGCAGAATATGGATCGGTGTGGATCGAGGTTAACGGGGTTGCCACCGGGGTTTTTGAACGTGGTGCTGACGAAGTAACAGAAGCAACAGAAGAAGACGGTACGGAAGGTATCAACTATACCGGACTCAAAGCAGGCGACGTGGTAGACATCTACTATGTTGATATCGAAACCATCGGACTCACTCACATTGCCAGTTCCAAGGATATAAAGACCGATACGAAAGCCAGCTCAAAGAAAGAGGTTGTTCATGGCCAGAGTACTAAACTCGTGACGGTTGGCGTTACTGAATCCACTGCAACGCTTGAAGGGCTTATGTACACCCTTGACTTTGTTGGTCTGTGCTTCGGTGACGTCCTGGCAAACAGCCCGAACTCTGGCTGGAAAAAGCTCTCGAACAAGTCATCAGGGTTCAAAAAGATCGGTGCCCTGGTTGGTAAGCGGTCGATTGACGCTGTTGTCGTTGACAAGTTCTTCCTGATTGGGGCTACAGCAAATTCATACGGACAGACGTTCCCCACTGAAGACATGTACAAGGAGTCTTTTGCGTTTGACGTTGATTACATTCTTCGTTCACGGATGACATAATAATGGCAGGGAAAACAGCAGCAGAGTTGACCAAGGATAATCCGGAGATTTCAGCACGGGTTCAAGAAAAAACCATTGAGTCTTCAGAAATGCAGACTCTAGCTCAGCGCCTGATGAGGAGAGCTCATTCAGACACTTTTTTTGTGCCTCTGGATGAAGGGTTAGAGATTGAGGTTTACATCCCTACAGACTCAGAAGTCATTGAACTCGTAAAACTTCAGGCCGACGTGTTTCGGGTTGGAACAGAGATGCAGGCAAAAGGATCGGATATTGCAGCCATTACAACCGGGGTTGAT